CCTTGGTGTAACGCGCAGCGAGTCGGTCGTAGAGGTTGTCCTCAACGGCTTCTTCGGTGAGCGAGAACGCCAGAGCGATCGTCTCGTGGGTGTAGCGAGCGGTGTAGACTTCCTGCGCCTGGTCGTACGCGACGCCAGCGCCTTCAGACTTCACCGGAGCCTCGGCAAAGCCGGACTCCATCACCTCTTCCTCGAACGCACGATCAGAGCTCTCGACCGAGTAGATCTCGGCGTGCTCGTTCTCGTAGTTCTTGTACTCGAGGCCGAACAGGGCGTTCAAACCCGGCTCGAGCTCCTTAACAAGTTGTGCACGTGAAATTGCCATGTCTTTATGCCCCTATAATCAGGTTACGGCCTTGACGCCGCTGCTGCCATACAGGTGCTCGTTGATTTTCACAACGACCACAGCAAAGTCCCCAAGAGCGTTGCCCGGAACATTCCAGAGGCCAACGATCTTCAGGTTCAGTGCCGCTGTATCCGCGATGGTGGACGAATCCAGTTCCATCGAAGAAACACCCGTGGTGGAGCTTCCGCCCGTCCCAACGACATCGGCGTTCTTGCCGATATCAGCCTGCTCAATGTCCTCATCCGCCTGGATGATGAACAACTGGCTCGGATCGTCGATCACGTCGGCAACAATCTTGCCCGAGGTGATGTTGACGCTGCCCGGATAGAAGTTCTTCCAGGTCGGCTTGCCGGTCGTCGGATCGATATAGAAGCAGCCGTTAAACACTCCGAGAGCCGCAGCATGCGTCCCCGGGAGAAACTTAACGACATAGCCATTGACGATCGTCACCAGGTCGCCCTGGTAGATCGCCCCACTCTGGTTGTCCACAATCTCGTATCCGTACTGCTTCTGAGCACCAGTCGCAGACAGATTGCCGAGAGGACGGAGACCAAAGGCTTTGTCTACATTTGCCATTTGATTATCCTCAAAAAAAGTTATTCACTGGCTTTTTTAGAGCCGCCGAATGAAACGCGAGACCTACGGGTCGGTCGCTCAATCTGCATGCTTCCATGAGCATTGCTCTTCATGAGCTCGTTGTCCGCAGCCTGCATTTGGTTGTTCGCTCGTTCGCGGTAATACTTGTTGCGCTCTTCAACCGTCTCTTCCGGGATACGTGCCAGAAGCAGACCTCCCACGCTGATCACACCAGCGTGTCGGCCATCATCCGTCGTTGAGACCGGAAAGTCAGGGTACTCGTCTCCACGAACCAGCTCGTACCCCTCACGGAGACGACCTGCAATGTTCGTGCGGTCTTCCACCCCGCCTGCCGAAGCCCGAATCCAACGATGCTTGTATCCCATAGGAGCTGGTGGCGCATCAAGCCGAGAAGGAGGTGCCCACGGACGGCGTCGCGCGGTCTTCGTACGAGATTCGGTCTCGCGCGAAGCGCGGTTCAGAGAAGGCAATTTGACGTCCGACATGTGTTACTCCTTCACGTACTTGGCGTATTCCTCGAGAGGAACACCCAGCTTTTTAGCAATTGCCACTTGACTTGGGGTCAATTTGACAGTGCGGCGTGCTGTGTTGTTGATCCCGGAGGATCGGGAGGCAGGCGCAACCGGTTGCACGTTACGGGCCCTGCTCTGCGTGCTCGCCCCGCCGTCCCCAAACTTCTGGGGAAAGGCGTCTCGAATACGTTTGTCAAGTTCATCATAGTACTCATCCGAGCTAGGGTCAAATCCCTCAACTTGGATCAACTGGCGGTGAATACCCCAGGCGGCATGGGTCATGACGTTGTCCCGGCCATACCACTTGTTCTTTTCCGCCCACTCCTCCACTCGCGGGTCCACCTGCTGCTGCTGGGCGGGCTGCTGGGCCTGATAAGCCGCCTGCTGGGCGGCATACTGCTGCTGTTGCAAGTAGGCCTGGCGCTGGGCCGTGGCAGAGTCTAGCTGCCCCTGCTCCATCGTCAGGGCGGTCAACCGCTGCTGGGCCTCGGTTTCGGTGTCAATGTCACCTTCCTCACGGGCCTTGCGGATGATCTGCTTGAGGGCCACCGCCTGCGTCTCAACCCGGCTCTTGGCCTCAACCAGCCGCTCCTCGTCCGTACGGACATACTGCTGCTCGAGCTCCTGAGCCCGGGCCTGCACCTGCTTGGCATACTCCAAGGCCGCCTGCTCACGGCGCTGGGTCTCGCGAAGCCGGGCCGTCAGCTTGTTGATGCGCTTCTGCACCCCCTCGCTGTACTGGTCCAGCTCCTCTTCCTTACGAGCCTGCCGCGGCTCCTCTTCCGTCACCAGAGGCAGCCTTGGGGCCTCCTCCTCAACGGGCACCTGTACGGTCGCGGGCTGCTCGCCCTCGCCGACGCTAAATTCCAACTGTTCGTTCATCTCGGATCTCCTTACCACATGTGAAGGACGTCTTCAGGATCGGAAACGATCCCCAAGACCTCATCGTCGTTAATCAAACGAATCTCCCCGCCATCGATCGGGATCCGCGCGCCGGCATAGCGGCCGAAGATGATCCAATCCCCCTCCTTGCACCACGGGCCGGTCGGGAACTTGACCTCATCGCCATAGGCGATAGGCCCAACCTTGAGGACATAGCCACACACCGTCGAAACCTGCTGCTTGCGCTGGGTCTCTTCGGCCAAGGCAATGCCACCCTTGGTCTTCTCCGCACCCCGGTAGGGCAGGATCGCAATGCGCCACCCGGTCGGAGTGGGGATGCGGTTGAGTACCGCCGCATGGAGCTTGTCGGGCTTGAGCCCTTCGGCCGTGTAGGCATCTTCCAGGGATGGAACATGCGCTGCGGCCTCTTCCGCCCACTTCTTCTCTAAAGCCGTGGGCTCTTTAACTATCGCATTCACGTTGGTTCTCCTTTAGATCAAAAAGCCGTCGTCATCCGTTCGAGACTTCAGTAGTCGCTTTACGGAATCCTCAACCAGCTTCAATCCTTCAAGGCGACCCATCATGAAGCGATACCGCTCCATGTCGGCGATCGTTCCATTTAGGACGATTTGTTCCGAGCTTTCTCTAAGAGATCTGATCTCACGAAGCACTGCTTCTGCAAATTCAAGCATGGTTGGTTTCCATGAAAAAGCAGCCAGTTTTGCGCACCGGCCGAGGCGCTTATCGACTTAGTAAATCTTGACTGGGCGGTTGCCATCCTTCTTCTTGACCGTGCGCACAGCACCCATGACGCCGCCGTCCTTCATGCCGCGCGACTTGCCGGCCTTCGCATACGCGATCGCTGCCGCCTGTTTCACCGCAGCGGACTTGCTCTTCGGCTTGCTCGTGCCAATGCGGCCCTTTTCCTTGTAGGTGCCGACAAGCTCGCCGATGTTGCGGCTAATCGTCTTCTGGCTCGATCCCTTTTTAAGCGGCATTCCGTCCTCCTCGCTGTGCCTGAAGTTGTAACTTCGCTTGGTCAATCTGCATCGACTGCTGGGCCTTTTGCGTCTCAAGTTGGAGCTTCTGCTCGTCGAGCTTCATCTTGGCCTGATCGGCCGCGGCGCGCTGGTCGAGTTCCTGCTTCTTGAGTGCCACCAGCGGGTCTTCTCCACCGCCTGCGGCCTCGCCCGAAAGCTGCCCTTGCATGCCCTTCACTTCCTGCATGTACGTGGCCACCTTGATCGCCACCATGCCTTCCTTCTGTAGTGCCGAAACCATGCGATCCGGGTCCGTCCCGTAAGTCTTGAAGATGTCCGCTTCGACATCCTCTTCGGCCTTGATCCGAATGTGCTCGAAGATGTGCTGCTGAAGCTCCATCGCCGCCATCGGAGTCGACTGAAGGATCGGTGACATGCCCATGAGCAAGTGCGCGACGATGTGCGCGTCATGCTGCTGGCCCGGGAAGGCCTTGAGCTTCATCCCGTTCAACACAGAAGAGTTCTCGGACGCCGGATCACGGGGCATCTGGTTGTTCTGCGGGATCAAAATGCCGTCGATGTCGCGAATGTTCAGCGCGGAGTACACACGGTAGTACGCTTCGTACATGTTGTGCATCTGCGGCGCGCCTTGCGCCATCTGCAACTGCATCTGTGCAAGCTGAATGCGCTGCGCAGTGCTGAAGATGTTCGGATCAGCAACCGGCAGCACCGAAACGATCTTGTCGAAGTCCGTGCGCTTGACCTTGCGGCTCGCCCCCGGCACATCGTACGGATACTCGTCGTCGAGGTACTGGCCAAAGCCCTCAAAGAGCAGCCGGAACTCAAGCGACTGGGCGTAATGCAGGCGCTTGTGGATCGCCGACATCACCATGGAGCCACGCTCGAGCAATGCGAGCGTCGTGCCGACCTGCGCGTACTGATTTCCGTCGCCGACCTGCATGTCGGCCGTGCTCGAGAGGCGCTTGCCGGCGTCTACGAGGAATCCAAGCAGCGCAAACAGCACTTGGCTCGGCTCCTTGTACGGAAGCGGCAGCAAAGACGACTGCAACTCCGCGCCACCGGCGTCAATGTCGCGCCACTCGCCCGGTTGGATCGGATCCGAGTCGTCCGCGATGCGCGCGCCCTTGGCCTTGAAGCCCGCAGGCAGGTTGGCAAGCGTTCCGGCGTCGATCAACTGCCGCAACGCGCTCGTCGCCGACTTGGAAAGGCCGCCGATGAGGTGCACAAAGCCCAAACCGTACGCGCCGGGGCCTTCCACCAGCACGTAATGGACAAAATAGTTGCGCCGACGCTTCAGTTCATCGTCTTCGCGCCAGTTTCGGCGGATTCCGATGACCTTGAGCGAGTCTTCGGCGAGCGTAACGACGTACGGAAGCTTGATTCCCGTCGGTTCGCCGTCTTCGCCAATCTCTTCAAAGCCCGGCAGGTCCAAATCGACCAGCATTTCGAGCAAAAATACCTCGCCAGCCTGGTCCGTCGGCTGCACACCCGTCACTTTGTCGATTGCCGCCTGGATTTTGCTCGGGTCCGCGGGCGTCGGCTCGAGGTCAACGGCAATATCGAGGTATTCGCCGATCAAAACGCGCTTGCGGAACTCGTTTGAGTCCATCGCAATGCGGTGCGTCAGCCGCGAACACTGCGAAACAACGCTCGAACCGTTGTACGGGATGTACACATCGTCCGCCAGACACAGGCGGGAGACCATCCGACCGAGCTGAAAGTCGTAATAGACCTTCTTGAAGGTCGATCCGCCGTATCCGGTGTAGTACAGGAGCTGGTCGAACTCCGGGGTGTACTCCTCCATCACCGTCGTGAGCTGGTAATTCATGAAGTCCTGCACGCGCGCGGCCTGCTGGAACTTGTCGACGGTCTCTTTACCCAATACCTGCGTGCGAACCGGGCCGCCCGCGGGCATCAATTCCTTAAATGCCTGCGATTGGAACTGGATAATCGCCTCTTGCAGCATCGGATGCGTCGCACCCGAGGCCCCACGGAAGGGTTTTGTGCGCTCTTCTATGCGCAAGCCCAAGAGATCAAGGCCCTTGGCGTACATCTGCTCCCAGTCCGATCGCGATCCCTTGTCCGCCTCGAACATCGCCGAGACATCAATCGCAATCCGACCGAGGTCATCCGGGTCTACAACCTCCGCAAGGTTCGCGTAGAAGTCAACTTCCTTCGCGGCCTCCGGGCCAATCTCCACAACCGCCCCGCCATCCGGCTCCAGAACGATCTCGATCTCCGGCGCCTCCTCTGGCGCACCCTCGGCAATGACCAAGATGCCTGCGTCAGGGGCTTGGTTGATCGCTTTATCAATTGGCATGTTGATATCCTAACGTGTTGTTGACACTAACGCTAGTGTCATTCACCGTAACGGCGGTTTAACAGTGCCGCTTTGTATTGCTGTAAAGCAGGGGGGAGGTACAAATCCGACTCGCTAATCGAAACAGGCTTAATGACCTTGGTGATGAATTCGTAAACCTCCGGTTCGTAGTCTACGGGAGCCGTATTTCCCGTCGCTCGTCCGTTGCCTTTGACCTGGCTTACGACTGGACCAACGTCCGTGTTCCGCACTTCAACAGTAGTCACGGGGCGGTTTTTGTTGTCTCGCAGTGAGTAGATGGATACATCCCCAGCAACAAACGCCTTGTGCTTATCCGGGCCATACCCGCCACCTTTGGCATACCCGCCAACAGAGTGCCCAATATAGGCACCTTCTGGCGCCGTCGCCTCTGCGTCTTCAAGCTTCTTCCAGGCAAAGCCCTCGCGTTGGCTGTCTTTTCCAAAGCTTAACAATGGGGCGCTAACCCCTTCGGAAAACACTCGATCGGGCACACGGCGCCCGGTTCTAATATCAGTTACAATCGCCTCTCGTTCAAGGAATTGCTTGTTGTACTTGGCCGATTCTTTTACAGCATCCTCAAAACGAAGGTTGTTGATCTTGTTAGGCGGAAGTGTCGACAGATACCGCACAAGCGACTGTTCGTCAAAAGCGTAGCGCAATGATCCCTTTGGATTGATGTCGTAGATCGGCTCTCCCTTCTCGATTGCCGTTTTAAACTGCTGTGGTAGCGCGTTTTTATAGTACTGGGACAAGAGTGTTGCGGCAGTCGACGAATAAACCCCCGGGATTTTTCCTTCCCCGCTTGGCACAGCGTATCTCATCTCTACATTCGCTTCTGATACAGGAACGCCCTGTGCCATAAGCTCTTCAATCTGACGATCACGCAACGCAGCTTCTTTCGCTCGACCCACGTCGCTTTTTAAGTTGTAGCGGGAATCGATAGCACTTGGGTCGTTTAGGTTATAAACAAACGTGTCTATCCCGGAAAGCTCGTCATACTTACGCGCAAGATCTGCCGATAAACCACGATATTTTGGAAAGAACTGCTTGGCCCCAGTCACAGGATCAATGCGCTCTTTACCTACAGCTAACTGATCCAACGCATAATCTGGGAAGTCCTTTGCCAATTGGGTATTGGTCAATTTTCCTTCCTTAATGGCTTTGAAGATCGGATCCTTTTGCGTACCAAACTGACGCAAAAAATAGTTGTTTGCTTTTGATTCAAAAAACTTAACCATTGCGGCGCTTTGTTCCGGGGTGATCTCCCCTCGATCCAATGCAAGCCGTGTAGCACCTGACGCCCCTTGGATGTACGTGTCAACAAACCCAATCGGCCGGTTTCTGTCTCCTTCCACAACGTCGGAAAGGACAAGCCCCTTGCCCTCGGGCCGCGATGCTTCAAGCTTCGTCTTTGTTCGACGACCTGGAGTTATGTTCTCTGCGATGAACTCAGTCATACTGGCTGGGCTCTTAATCGCCTCGCGACCGATATCCATAACCCCGGAAGCGATGTTTCGCGCTGCCTGTACCGGATCATTGCCCGCCTCTGCAAGCGCCCGATTCACCGCGTCATACGTTTCTTTACTCTGCTCCGGTGCGGTGCCTTGCAATTCAATAGGCGACTTCTCTCGAATCGTCTGCATCAGCCCAGTCAAGTAATCACGTGCGGAACCCGCCAACTGTCGTGTCCCCTCGAGCGTTCCCGTAATACCACGGCCCGCGGCCGCACTTAGAACACTAGGATCATAGGATTCCAAGTCCCGCCAGCTCGGCTGCTTAATCGGCTCTCCAGACGGAAACTGCGTCGGAACAACGCGCGAGAGATCCTTAGCCATCTACTTCTTCCTCTTCTCCGCAGGAAGCTTGATATCTACCGGACGATTAACGCCGACCTTGTTTGCATAACGAATCAACGGGTTCAAACGCTCGCCAACATCGCCCGTGTAGTCATATCGATCTTTCACGACCAACGAGCCATCTGGCATCCGCTTAAACGTAAACTGCCCTAGCGTGTTACGAAGATTGGCAGAATCCGTCACCGTAAAATCCGAATCCGGCAAAGGGATCGAGCCCATCGGCGCATTCTTTCGGCGATAGCCTTCGTGCGTGTCATAGTCCACCACGCCACGCCGTCCGCCACGATCCTGTTCGGCAAAAGCAATGACGTCCATTAACTTCTGCCGTTCAGCTTCCGTCAAATCCCCAGCGGTGATCGGAGCCGTACGCTTACGCGGATCACGCACGGATTCCAAATACGTGCGTACCTGCAACGGCGCTTTTTCAATGAGCTGCTGAAGCGCCATGCCTATCCCCGGCGCTACTTCACCGCCCTCGGCAAAGCGACGCGTCATCAGATCCCCGAGCCGCGATAACTGCTTCTTGGTCAGCTTCTCTGTGCCGAACGTATCACGCATCAAATCCTTCGCCGACATCGCATCACGCGAACGTACGGACTCGGACATTTTGAGAAGCTCCGCGAGCGTGTCAGGCGCGCGCTTGGGCCCTTGAGCCGCGGTCAACGACTCAAGCTCCATGGCCATGCCGCGCGCTGTCCCCTTGTCCGTCTCCTGACGAATCGGGCGCCGCGTCGCGCGG